TTAGCTTCACACATTATATCAAACAATTTTTGACCATCCTGATTAACTCTATACTTGTGACTTTCTTCAGGTAGTCCATCTATACCAAATTTCCATGTAGCATTAGGGTTTGCCTCAAATGCTTTTATAAACCATGATTTAGGTTTACCTGTTGAAGCAGTTGCTATGTTAGTTATCGTGCCCTTGTGATAACACATTTTTAAAATTTCTATAAATTTAGGATGATGTATTGGGTCTGATAATTGACCACCAAAAGTTATTGCTTTAAATATATCAGTTGCTTTTTCTATAGTATCTAATGGTAAATCTCCACCCCATACCTGTTCACCATGATTTCTAAAAAATTCTTGTCTTTGACATCTTGGACATTCTATAGGACACCTATATGTCAAGTCAATGAGCGCTCCAATATCTCCTCCCTCTTTATCTCTAACAAAAAATTGTTCTGATAATTTGGGATCCATACATATATTTATGTATGTCTATCTACGGCCTCTGCTTCTCGCTGGCGAATTATAGTTTGTTTTACCTTTATCTTTAATTCTTTCTTCATCACTTCTACAATCAAAGAAAGGCGGAAAGCCAAAGATACCGAAAGTCTTATTTTTGTTTTGAAATTTAGTGAGTTTCTTTACATCTTCCTCAAAGAAAGACTCTTGTAATACGAGTTTACTAGGCATTTCAACGCAACGCCATATAATATCGTCTTTCTTTTTTACCATGTCTGTCTTATAGTAGATAGATGGTTTTCTTTTTCTTGCCATTGTTATCCTTACATGTTTAGTATTAATTTAGCTTCTTCACTTAACATATCTCTACTAAATGGTGGAGTATGTGTTAATATAACTTTAACATTACCATAACCTGCTACACGTTCTACTGCCTCTTTTATATCTTTTTGTATCTTATCTGCCATAGGGCAAAACATAGAGGTTAGTGTATGAGTAATTGTAACTTTTTCTTCTTTTATATCAATATCGTAAATCAGTCCTAAATTAAATACATCTACAGATGGCATTTCAGGATCGTAAACCTTTTTCAATTCTTCTATTATTTTTTCTTTCATTATATTTTAAAGTCTGAAAACTTATCATAGACCTCAGCGGATTCTTGTGGTCCAGATGGTTGTTCAATCTTCTCCTTACTTTCTTGGTTACTATCTACAATCTGTTGAGCAGATTGTTCTACATCATATAATCTCATCTTGCTTCTATCTACACCAATTATAAATGCACGATTAACAGCAGGATCATTATAACGATTCTTTAATTGTTTAACTTTAATTTGACCAAGTTCTTCAAGTTCATCATTTGAAATAAGAGCAAACATGAAGTCAGCAGTTGCAGGAAGACCAAAACTTTCTGAAGTATCTTCAAGTCCTACATCACTTGACAGATAACCAGTTCTAGTTGTTTGTGTGGCAGATACGATAGGTACATTATATTGTACTGCAAGACCTCTTAATTCTTCAGCGATAGATTTAACCATAGTATAGGAGTTAATATTACCACCTTTAAATCTACTACTAGTACATATATTCAAATAATCAATGAATATTAAATCAGGTTTAAATGCTTTCTTTAGGGCAAGTTCATCTAACAAAGATTTAAAATGACCTGCATGAGCAGACGCCGTAGGATATTCTTTGATAATTAATTGACCATTGGTTTTGTTTTGCATTTTAGATGTTTTATTATCGTATATTTCTTTTGGCATTTCATAAAGATCATCAATAGTTACATCTAATAAGTTAGCGTCAATTCTTTCTGCGATACGTTCTTCAGCCATTTCTAAAGTTATATACAATACATTTTTACCTTCCGATATAACACTACTTGCAACATGACACATAAACAAAGATTTACCAACACCTGTGCCTGCAAGTGCTATATTTAAAGTTTTAGGTGGTAGACCACCTTTTGTAATTCTATTGAAGTATGAAAGATCAAACTTTAATCTTGCTTCTGTTCTATGGTAATATTCAAATCGGTCATCTGCCTGATTTAGATAATCATGTCCTATATGTCTATCAAACGAAACGCCAAGCGCTTCTGATAAGATACTAGGTATTGCTTCTGGTGTATGTTTCTTATCTTTACCATCTATGATTTTAATACCTTGTAGTACTGCATTATACACAGCACGATCTTTACAAAATTTTTCAGTTGTATCTAACAGCCATTGTTGTTCAACTTCTTCGTGTTGTAAACTATTTAATAATGTTTTTGTATTTTTAAATTCATCTTCGGTAAGTGTCTTGTCATTTGATAATTCAATTTCAATTGCTTCTTTTGTAGGAAGATTATTATATTTGATAACAAAATTACTTATGATGTTAAATAGAGCAACCTCATCTCTACCTTTAAAAAAGTCAGGTTTAATAAATGGTAATGTTTTTCTTGTAAAGTCTTCGTTAAAGACTAGGTTGGATAAAAGTGTCTTCTCAAACATAATGTAGATAACTCCCTATAATATACTTCGGTTGATTGATTGGTTTCTGTCCTGCATGTCTAAATGTCCACAATGGTGGGAATACGAGCACCTTACCTGCCTCTGGTTTAACTGATATATCGTAATCAGGAAATGTTGTTTCGCCGCCATCATTGTTATTTAAATACATAAAAAAAACTAAAAATCTTCTAGCACTATTATAGTTAGTCACATCTACATGTGTTTGGAATTCATCTTCATTGTTAGGTTCATACTTCTTAAATCTTATCTGTTCAAAGCCAAACTTTTCTGGCCATTGTTTTAATGAGTCTATATTAACATCTTTTACATATTTGTCAACAACCTGTCTTAATTTAGGAAAGATTAAATCTGAATATTCTTTCCAGTCTGAAAACATGTTAAGATTAATTTCTGTAAATGACATGTGACCTTTTAAATTAGTTTTAGATTGTTGATGTTGCGAATCTTCAAACTTATCAATAAGGTGTTTACATTGATCCTTTTTAAGTACATTTTTGTATGTACATATGTAATCACTTTTGAAACTTAACTTGACCATTTTCTAATTGTTTTTCTACGACCTCTATTAATATGTCGCCTATGTAATTTCTGAAATCAATACTTGCTGTATCAACATCATTAGGATTCTTTTTAACATCATAATCAAACTTTAAAGGCAACTCACCTTGAGCATTTTCTTCCGAGGCAAACTTTACATGACCATATGTGTATATGATGTCTTTATAAGGGCCCTCTACAATCTTTATACAACTATAATCATCAACATCACGTTGAGCAAAGACGTATCTATTCTGTGCCATAGAGGAATTCTTTTTTGGCTGCCTCGTCAATTTGAGCGAGAACATCTTTAGTAAAGAATTTATCAGGTTCATTATTGATAGTTTTAGCATATTGTTTTGTTCCATCAGGTAGTTCTATTCTTGTTGATACTGATTTAAATATATTGTGTTTGATAGCGAGTTCTAATAACCCATAGTACTTATCAAGGCCATCTTTGTATGTTAATCTTACATCAATTAAAGCATTCTCTTTTGTCAACCTTGACTTGTAATTCTTACAATGAATAATATTACCAATGACTTCTTTGCCATCTTTCTCTTTACGTTTAGATAGATATACGATATTACTTGCAGCGTATTTAAGGCCAGAGCCACCACCCATCTCCTTTTGAGGAAACATTGATCCGATAACATCATATGTATGATTGGTCATAATCATAGGTACTTTTGCTTTGCCAAGTTTTAAAGTCAATACTCTAAATGCAGCTTTTACAATTTGAGACCTTGTCATATCTCTAGTTTCTTTACCATCTGCTGTGTCTTGCATTTCTTTTGTAGTAGATAACATACCTAAACTATCTAATACAAACATAATAGGTTTTCTAGTCTTCTCGTCTTGTTCTATGTATTTGTCAATTACTTTGATTGATTGATGTCTAAACTCTTGTACTGTGGCAACTGGTACAATAACCATTCTGCTACTGTCTATACCACGACTTTCAACTAATTCTTTTGTTAACGCACTTTCTGATTCAAAGTAAATTACACCTGCGTCTTTGTTTTTTTCTAAAAATGCTTTTACTATTCCTAATGCAAAGAAAGTTTTACCTGTTGCAGCTTCGCCTGCAATTGCTGTAATCTTATTTGATGGCATACCACCATAGATTGATCCTGATAGTAAAGCATTAAAGGCTAGGGAGCCTGTATCAATAAACGAATCAACGTCACCTGCTTCTACACCCTCACTTACTAGTGTGGCATATTCATTACCAGTTTCTTTTATTATATCTTTTAAAAAATCACTCATATCAATTCTCCTTATGTGTATGTATTATATCAGTATTTGTGTTCATTGTCAAGCGTCTAAAATAGTGTAGCTCTTCTACTATGTCTAAAGTAATCTAATTTTTCTTTTGAAAAACACCAAACGTTTTCAATATATATTCTATTCATAAACTCTGCTTTTTCTTCTTCACTTTCAAATAGTTTATCTGATTTAGGTCGTTGCATAATCCTCATACCTATTTGACCTACAAAGTTATCTTTTAAACTATCAACAAGTTCATCACTACTATAATATCTTTTGTTTTTTATATTAGGGTCCATGATGTTTACAAACATATGTTTTGATCTTTCAAAACTTTTTTGAGCAACAGGTAAATAGAAGTCATCACGCCATTTAGAATATTCATCAAACTTATGCCATGATTGGTTTTCTTCTTTTTCACCACCTTCGTTATATCTTTCTGTAGAAAAGTATGGTGGACTTGTAAAGGCACAATCTATATTATCAATTTTATCCCATGGCAAATCTTCAGCGCCACAGTTATAGATAGTTACCTTTTTAGGTTTAGATAAGAAACTATTATATGTTTCTACTTGTTTTAAATATTGTTTATATGTATTAGGGTTAGGATCACAACCAATATATTCTTCAGCGTCACTAGTAAAAAAACCTGCAAGTCTATCACCCCAACCACATGATGTATCTAATACTCTTTTAGCATTTGTCATCTGATAGATTGTCTTTGCTACATTAGGTTTAAATTGTGTTGCGATATACGTACCTAATCTAAACGCTGACATATAACTCTTGTCATCTAATCTACCACCTCTTAATTCTATTTTGTTATCTACTTCAACAGGTTTCATACCATTGATACCACGCCATATAGGACCTAGACAACGCCATATATCTTTTGCTGTACCATTCTCCCATACATCTATAGGTGCTTTGAAACCAAAACTACCACAATTCAATCTTAAATGTTGATGAAAGTAATTTGATATATCATTGAAATTAGATGGTGCGTCTATGATACCTAGACCATGGTCTTTAAAATTATATTTGTAATCATCATACTTTTCTTTTACATTTTTTTCTAATAGTTCTATAGGTTTTACAAACTCCCATACATCTTGTTTCTGTAAAGATTTAAATGCCTGACGCATTGCTTCATATGAAATCTCCTTTAGAGGAAACTTTGGTCTATTTTCTGCAATGTATTGTGATAAATTTTCTCTAAATTTTTCTTTACCTAAATCGTTAGTGACCGTTTCAAAGGTCTGTTGATCCATTACAGGTAATTTATTCTCATCTGCGTATTTACTTAACTGACTCATCATTCCATTTCTTTAATAATATTACTATAAAACCATATATCATTATAACACATAATATTGCTAATGTCAATTCCATTTATTTACCTCATTTCCCCAACTATCCCAACCTTCTCTTTGCTGTCTAGCAAACAATTCTATGTATGGACCTTGTAATAGATTCTCTATATGACTATACATAACATCTGGTTTACGACTATGCTCTCTACGTTTTTCTACAACTAATTGAGGTACTGATTTACTAACACGTTGTGGTTTACCTTTTGTTGCAAGTAAACACATTTCAGGATTACCTCTAGTCCAGTAACCTAGACCTGTAAAAAATCCATCTGATTTCATATTTGTTTTCGCCCATGTAAAGGCTACAGTTTTGTACTTGAAACCCCAAGCATTAATTACTTCAAATGCTTTGTCTAATAAAGGATCAATAACCCACATTAGTAATACTGCATTGTCATTTGCTATATTGTTTACAGGCATATTACATATGTCTTTGAAACTCATAACGTTATAATGTTTTTCAGGACTTCTATCTTTGCCTTTATTAGAATACGTTTTAAAAGACCATGGTGGGTCTGCGTATATTACATTATACTTTTTAGATATATCCATACCAATAGTGTCATAATTAAAAATGTTGTTGTTTTTATATTTGTCATTGCAATACGTTGACCTGCTTTAACAGCTAGAAAAATTGTCAAGTATAATAACGTCATTGCTTCCATCATCCGAAAAATGCCTCTAGTGTTGCCTCACGTTCTAACTTCCACCCTATCGAGTCAAGTATAAACCTCAACGGATCGGTAAATGTTTTTTGAAATTGTGTATCATAATCTACGTACTTGTGTAATTCAAACTCATATGGTATCTTTGTAGAGAAAGAAATAACTGTATCTTTAACTGTATTAGGTTGTTTTAACATTAAGAATTTAATTTTATCACCATCTTTAATAAGAGGATACTTTCTTTGTAGTTTGTGTTTATTAATATTGTGATTATATATTAATGAACCTTTAACATGTATAGGTGTACCTTTGTTGTAGATATTTGATGAGTTAGTATATTTGCCAAGGTTGTTACATGATCTAGGAAAAGCAACCTCTTCTGGTGAAAGAGTCATAAAGACTTCTTTAAAATCATTGACAAATTTTATTAGAGCGTCTTCGCTGTCATTCATAATCACACGAATAGCATCCTTAATCTTACCTCTACAGACTTCAGGTGTAGATGATTTAACTGCTTCTACGCCCATAATTTTTAGTTTAGGTATATCATATTTGACACCTTCTTCATCAAATACATTCATCATATATCGTTTTTTAGCAACCCATATACCTTTGTTAGCAATTGCTTCTCGTTTCATAATCATTTTTTGTTGATAAGCATTTACATATTTGGCAAGATTTTCAAAACTACTATCAATAACTTTTTGTATTTTTTCTTCAGCTGCTTTATCTAAAAAGTCAACTATTTGTTTTGTTGATTTGTTTTTACAAACTTTTTCAACAAGTGTATCTAATTTCAGATAGATTGAATCTGTATCAGACGCCACGACATAGTTCTTATTATCTGTGCCTAGCAAGTTATTCATAAATTTATTTACATCACGTTCTATCCAACGAATAGACAACTGACCACCTAGTGTAATCGCCTCTGCCTGTTTTACATCAAAGTATCTAAAGTATTGATTGCCAATTGCACCATAAGCAGAGTTAAGCGAAATCTTTTTTGCCATCTGTATATTGTGACAACGAGAAATTTCATTTGAATAGATTGGGTCTTTTGTTTTTTGATATTCTATCTTGGCTTCAATTGCCTTCTTCTTATATACTACACGTTCGGTATACATCTTCTCCATAAGTTCAGGTAAGAAACCTTGTTTATCTCTTTTAAACATAGCGCCGTTTGGTGCAATAGTCACGTTACGATCTTTTGCCCATTTGAGATTTAATTTTTCATCTAAAAAATTTTCTACGCCTATTGCTTTAGGTTCTACGCCTATAAACATTTCAGGACTAATATTGTATTGCATAATTAAATGTGGATACAAACTGTTTAAATCAAACGAAACAATCCAGTTATGTAAACCAAGTTGTGGATCTTTTACATATGCACCTTCGTATTGTGTATCCTTAACCTGATCTTCTCTAGGTGGTATAATAATATCTTTTGTAAGTAAATGATTGTAGATAATTGTATCCCAACATCTTACTTGCGAATAAACATCTGTATAGTTTACCTTGTAATCATATGCCATAGTCAGGCATAACTCAATCAGTTTCATTTTGTCTTCGAGTCTATCAACAAGTTCTACGTCTTGTATATTGTACTCTACAAACCTTTGATAATCTTTTGTATAGAAATCTTTAAACGTTTCATATGGGTTATCTAATTTCTGTTCGCCTAGTTCTACTTTAGCAATGTAATTTAGTTTATAACTTTCTTGTCGGACATATGTAAACTTTTTATACAGATCAAAATAATCTAGTACAGATATGCCTAGTATATTCCATATTTGATTACTTTTATTACCAAGTTGTATTCTATCTGCATTGACATAATTCCATGGTGACATTTTATTAATTGTATCATTGTCAAAGATATATCTCATACGATTCATAAGATAAGGCATATCAAAAAACTTTACATTCCAACCTGTTAGAATATCGGGATGATTCTTACACCAGAATTTTAGAAACTCTAGCAACATGTGTTTTTCGTTTTGACATTTTACATAAGTTACGTTTGCTTTTTTAGAAATGAAGTCACCTGTACCCCATGTAATAATCTGTTTGTTGCTGTGATTTTTTATAGTAATACAGATAATCGTTTCTTTTGCAGTATCTGGATCGGGAAAGCCGCCTTCACACTCGGTTTCTATATCAAGTGTGAATATCTTAATGTAGTCTTTGTTCCATCTTATATCACCCTTGTATTCGTCAGCGATATATTGATAGTTGTATCTATTCATACCAAAGATTTTATACTCTGGTATTGTATTGTACTCACTATAGAAATGTTTTGCTTTTGATATAGAATCAAAACGCTTTTCTTTTAAGTAAGTGCCGTCTAGTGTTTTATATTTTGTTTGATCTCTTGTAGGTAGGTATAGCTTAGGGCTGTAGTTTATACGACTTAAATAAGATTGTCCATTATTGACACCTCTTATAAGAAGTTTACCTTTATGCTCTACAACGTTTGTATAAAAACTACTCGCCAAATTCATATCCTATTATAACAAAAAAAATTCAAAAAGTCAATTACGTAATAATTTTACTTTTAGGTGTAACTAGCTGACCAGTATTTTGCTGATAAGCGTTAATCATATTATCGTCTGGCGTTGTTTCTGTAATTACATTTGCCTCTTTAATATGTATTACTTCATCTTTTGTGTACGGTATGTACGGATGAAATCCTATTTGCATAGGTTTGCCAGGTTGTCCTTGCATTGGAATCAATACAAAGGGTTTCTTTAGTGCCACGTGAAATGCTTTATCGCTTTCTTGTGGCGTACCTATTACGTCCTCTCCAGATGAGAGTCTGTATAATCTAATCATAATATACTCCTATTCAGTTTTATTTTCTTCAGTTGATTGTTTTTTTCCAATATTGTATTTCGCTTGTAAATTCCACTCGCTCTTTTCTTTAAATGCTATGATTTTTATTTGTGATAGAGGTGCTTTGTTTTCAGCAGCCTCGGGTTTTACTATTGATAGTAAGTTCCAGTCTTGTAATAAAACTGATATTGTGTTACGTCTTTGTACATCATTCTCAACTAGTGTAGCTTTTTTACCATCTAAAGCAAAAAGTTCTTTGAAATGTACTATGTAATATTTACCTTGTTTGTGTAGTATGTGGCAACTTTGAAATAAAGTTTTATCTTTACGACTTGCAACACCTATTCTGGATAAGGTTTCCCTGATCTTTAGAAAGTCATCTGGTTGTTTGAGGGTAACCTCTAACATTTGCTCAGGTGACCAATTAAAATTTTCTTCACTCATTTGTTTCTCCCACCCTTATCAAGTTTTTGTTTGATAAGACTCAATTGTTTTTTATCTAGTATGTCTAGGGCTACCTTTGCTTTTGTATTGCTATAACCATAATATTCTTTTACATACTCTAAATTTTTAGACTTAGCAGTAGTTGTCCACTTGCCGCCAAATCTTTTTCTCTTACGAATACTATTTAGTAGAAAGTGAAATTGTAAACGTTTAGTGAGGCCGTGATGTATATTCATCTCGTTTGCCATCATTATAGCGTCAACGTGTTGGGATAAACAACGATTTATAACATAGGGTGGGTATTTTTTTTCCCAAGTGAGATCATCTCCGTCTAGTAGATTAACCTTTGACCAGTTAATCGCATTGAGATAATCAGTAAGTTTATATTCAATCATGTTTTTCATGCTTTTTGTGACCTTTATGAGAACCCATGTAGTAATCGCCTGGTTCATAATTCCAAACCTTACCGTGATGTCCTCTAACGTCAGCCCAAAACATTCGTGCTCTAACTATAAGTCTTCGCCACAAAGTTCTTCTCGCCATATCTATTATCTCCCTACTTAAATTTACATTCTGCCATGATTTGAGTCAGGCACGCAACCATATTTATCTCATGGTCAGCCACAAAGGCAGATTTATATTGATAGTCAGCGATTGTTAGAACGGCTGCAGGTATTGATTGAGGTTGTAGATGTTTGTATAGTATATCATAGATAGATGAGAATAGACTACTAGGGTCTTTGTCTAGGTTTTGTACAACCCATTTTCTCATATCGCCAAACCTTTTCTCTTTTAGAAACTTAATTAACTCTTTGTTATTAATATCTGATAGAGATACAAGTATACCACTATCTATCTTACCTCGTACAGAATAACGTTGTAATTCGTTTATTGTTCTTCTAAAGTCTGGATAGTGTCTTTGTATTAGTTCAGCAAGTACTTTGTTATCAAACTCTATATTCTCTGCCTTCAATACATCACCTAATCTTTTAAGAAATGCAGTAGCAGTTTTTACTTTCTGACCATTAGTAATACGAAAATCAATAACTGTACAACGACTATGTAATGCAGGTATGATTTTGTTTCTGAAATTACAAGTAAATATAAATCTACAATTCTTGTAAAACGTTTCAATGAAATTACGCAATGCAGGTTGAACACTATCAGCGTTCATGTAATCTGCCTCGTCTATAATAACAACTTTATGATTAGAACCACCTTCTAGTGATACACTAGAGGCAAAGTTTTTGATTGTAGTACGTAAAGTATCAATGTGTCTACCTTCATCTGAACCATTGATGATTAGATAATCAGCACCTAGTTCTTCACATAAGGCACGAGCAACTGTTGTTTTACCTGTACCTGCTGTTCCTGAAAGAAGAAGATTTGGTATTTCTTTTTGAATAAGAAATTTAGAAAAAGTATTCTTTAAATCTTCAGTTAAGATACATTCGGATATTTTTCGTGGACGGTATTTTTCAACCCATAGAAAATCTGACATATTACCACCTTAAAATGTTGAGTCAGCTTCTAAAGCAATCCAGTATTGTACTTGTACCTTTTTGTTTATGAAATGAGCAATCTTTGCCTTTGATAATGCAACATCATAATCGCCAGGAATAATTTTCATATTCTCAGCCTTAATGTATGCAGTAAACTCTATATCAGTTTCACCAACTGTAATAGATGATTGGTTAGAGTTGCTATTCTTTTTATCTAATGCAACTAACTTAATCTTACCACCTTCGCCTTTAAATGCAATATCGGGTAGACTTAAATTAGTGTATAGTTTTTTAACAGACTCATAGTCAGCATTGTTCAATGAGAACGATACTGTTTTGTCTGGCATTGTTATTGATTTAGATGGATATCTTAACGTTGATTTATCAGCAAAAGCATATCTAGCTGACAAACTAGTTTTCTCATCTTGTATTTTTAGGTTTGCGGAACCATTGAAATTCAATACAGGTTGTGTAAAGGAATCCAATGCTCTCAAAAACTCTGGCAAATCATATACACCAAATTCAGTTTCAAACTCATCTGTAACATTGGCTTCTGCCATAATGTTTTTCATTGTAGAAACTGTACTTAATTGTTTACCAGGTTTAAATAGTATATTAGCATTTATATCACTAAAATTTCTTAATATACTAATTGTATTATCACTTATTTTCATTTCATCTCCTTATCATAATTTAATAATAGTATAACATAGTGTACTGCCTTTAATAGGTCAGCACGATTGTGGCCGTTCTTTTTGCCATACCTACACAAATATTTAATTGCATTTGCATGACAGAAATCTTTTCCGATTTTAAGTGTCTTTAATAAATCTAAAACTTGAAAGCCTTTTTGGTCACTTGAATAGTGTTGGCCATAAGTTGATTTAATATATTCACCAATCTCTTTTAAGATTTTATCTTCATTGTATTTCATAATTTAAGTATATCATTATATTGCGTTTGAGTCAAGCTTGTTTGATTGTAAATATTTTAATATGTTTTCTGGAGAGGACACACTATATGGATCGTCTATAACATTGTCATCTTTACCAGGTTCAACAAACATCTCCTCAATAACAGAATCATTTACAATCATAGCATATCTCCATGATCTCATTCCGAAACATCTATCTCGTTTTTCAACAAGCATATCCATTGCGTCTGTAAATTCGCCATTACCATCAGGTATGACTTTTACATTTTCTAGTTTTTGATTTTGTGCCCAGGCATTCATAACGAAAGAATCGTTTACTGACAAGCAATAAATTTCATCTATGTTATGTTGTTTGAATACATTGTGTAATTTTTCAAACCCAGGTAGTTGTTGTAGTGAACACGTAGGAGTAAATGCACCAGGTAATGAAAACAAGATAACTCTTTTATCTCTAAAATAATCGTCAGAAATTTTATCTTGCCATTCGCCTAGTTCTCTTACTCTAAATTTAATTTGTGGCACCTTATCGGCTTTTTTCATAATATTTCTCCTTAATAGTAATTACATTATATACTAATCAAGTCAAATTGTCAATAGGCTATATGCCTTGTAAACGTGAGTCTTTTGATGTGATATTCTTCGTTGCTTTAGGTCTTGCAATCGAATCTTTTGATCGTTTTCTTAATACGGCAACAGCAGATTTCTTTGCTCTTGCTTCTTTGTAAAACTTTGTTAGGTCCCATTTGAAATTCATAATATAATTATTTATACGTGCTATGCGTTTGAAACATAGCACGTATTGGTTTTTATTTAATTGAGATAGTTCTAGGTTTTTTATGTTCTGGAACAATTCTCTCTAAAGATACTCTTAATAAGCCATCTTTTAGTTCAGCGCCTTTGACTTCAACATCTTCAGCGATTGTAAAAGACTTTTTAAAGTATCTTTTAGCGATACCTTTATGTAAGATTTCACCTTCAGAGTCTAGTTTAGTTTCTTTCTTCTCATCTTTTTTAGATTCGATAGATAGAACACCGTCATCAAGGTTAATGTCTATGTCTTTTTTGTTATAACCAGCAAGAGCGATTAGAATATCGTACTTGTTCTTTCCTTGTTTTACTATATTGTAATGAGGGAAAGCTGTAGTTTGAATATGATCTAATTGATGGTCAAACATTGATTCAAAATGTCTGAACGTATCATCAAATCCTACGGTTAGTGGTCTTAATTGATTGAAAATAGATAATGCTTTATTGGTCATGTAACCTCCTATTGTTAAGCAAAGTTAATTTTCTGACAACCCTATAAGGCGTTGTCTAGTATTATATAATAATTATTTATATAATTTCAAGCGCCAGTTTCCTTTTGTCACGGAGTTAAACTGGCAAAGATCACCGATAATATGGGCAGTTTTAACTAGTCTTATTGACCATTAGAGTACTGCCCTAACTCATCTATACCCCTACGAGGTCTTATGAATCGCCTAGTAGTAATAATATATATACAACACAGACGGCATAGAATTTCTTAAATCTTCTTAACTTTAACGCCTTTTACGTATTTGTAACCTAACATCTCATCATTTGCTTTTTGAGCTTTTCTGATTACTTTAGCACGTTCTTTTGCTTTTTCACGTTTTATTTCTGATGGTTTAGAAAAGTATTGTTTGTTTCTTAACTCTTTTATGATTCCTGCCTTTTGTACTTTCTTTTTAAGTACACGCATAGCCTTCTCTAAATTGCCACCTCTTACTTCTACAGTTATTGACACTAGTCTTTCCTTTCTTTCATTGGTACATACACAGGAATTCTATCTGGTCCCAAATCTAAATCATGGTACGTATTTGGTTTATAACTTTTATAATCAGGTCTAGGTGTTTTACCTTTAATACCTTTTTCAATATCTTCTTTTGTATAGGCAGGTTTACCACTTTTGTCCATACTACCCAATACAGCAGCAGAACCAGGTTTTAATTTCTGTACTTTGCCACCTTTTTCTAAAAACTTTTTCATCATATCGTCACGTTCTTTTTGTGACATTTTTGGTTTATCTTTTTCTGAATCGTAGATTCCCATTATATACTCCCTTTGTAAATTAACTTGTGGCCCTTTCGGACCACAAGCGGACTTACACTATGGATAGATTTAGACAGTAAAGTCATCTTCACTATCATCCTCACTATCATCGGATTTCTTTTCTGATAATATCTCAGCCTCTTCAGCCGCCTTCTTATCAGAAAGAATCTGATCTACTGAAGCACCACTATCAACTTTAGTGTACAGGTCAACAAATGATGATTTAGTATCATCATCAAATCTATTTGTACAGACAGCGATTGCCTTCATTTTATTTCTAAAGATACCATATGCCTCAGCAATGTGTACTAATCTTCTTGTTGATATAATCTCATCAACACCGCCATCATTATAAGTTTTTCTTATAACGTCAGCCCAAGTAACTAAATTGTGAGCAAATTTCTGATCTCTTTTACCTGCACTAACAAGTTTTTGAGCAACAATTTTTTCTTCTACTTTAGCAGTAGGATATTGTTGTTCAAATGTAACAGGAAATCTTTCA